TTATAAAAACTTATGTTCCCTTGATGGCGTCTTGTTTTCCCTGGAAACAAACGATTTTGAACAAGCCGCCTTTGGGTTGCTTGATGAAAAGGCGTCCCAATACGTAAATGGACGCGCCCCTCGTTTGGCCGCCATCATACGCACAGGGACATACGACATCCAATTGCCATGAAGGCAATTTATCGTTAAAATTTAATCAATCCACATGCACAAGGAAAGTGTAATGTTATTAAAAGGCGATGGAAGGCCAATAGCCCTCAATGAAAAAGTGATCGCACGCATACTAGATGCGATACCCCGTGTTTACTCCTACAACCAAATAGCCGGCCTGTGCCGCGTCGAACCCTCCACACTTCGCAAATGGCTTTATCGTGGCAAAGCTGAGCATTTAGAAGGCAAAGAGTCTATCTTTGTTGAGTTTTTCCTCGCTTTCTTTCAGAAGAAGGCAGAATGTGCAGAAGAGCTTGTAAATGACATGCGCAGTGACAAAGACAATTTTAAGGCGTCCTCTTGGTTGCTTGAGCGTGCATATAAGAAAGACTTTGGCGCGACAAATGAAGACCAACGCAAGTTTTATGACCTCATCGCTGCAAAGCTCGCCAAAGCTGGGGTGCAATTAGACGATTACGATACGTTTATGGAAGATTCAGAACTGCTCCAAGGAGAGCCATACAATGGCAAAGAAGGAAGCTAAGAAGTGGATACAGGGCGCGATAAAACACCCTGGCGCGCTCCATCGGGAACTGGGCGTCCCACAGGGAAAGAAGATACCCGCAAAGAAACTAAGCAAAGCACTGCATTCATCCAATCCACGCTTGCGCAAGCAAGCAAACCTTGCACGGACTTTGTCCGGCTTAAGGAAAAGCCATGGATAAGAAAGAAGACCGAGCGCCTTACCTAGAAATGTCACCAGGGCTAAATGGGATCGTTTACAAGCAAGATTTCGTACGAGCACCTATGTCCCTACACCCTCCAAAGCAAAATGCCCATAAAGACGATTATATGGCTTCTAAAGCCATGGACATGTGCCTAGGGAAATAAATGCAGTGCCCACATTGCAAATATCCTGATACCCGGGTGGTCGAGACAAATTTCCATGGCGATGCGCACATCCGCAGGCGGCGTGAGTGCATCAAATGTGGGAAGAGGTTTACGACCGAAGAAGGCGCAATTGAAGCAAAGAAACGGGCGCAGGCGCGGTAAACATGCACATAGGGCAGAAGCAGATATTTGAGGCATGTGAAAAGTTTATGGACAGTTACAACCGGCGCACATCTAAACACATCACTTTTGAAGACACAAGGACAGTCATACATGCAAGCGATAAAGAAAAAATATATATACCTTCTCCTACTGGTAAACGGTTTGCTCAATCTAATGGTTTTGTTGACCTGGTCATTGGGCCATACGGGTCAGGGAAATCAACTATGTGTGTACAACGAATCGTCTCAAGCACCTGCGCAATGCCAGCTTGGTCAAATGGACGAAGAAAATCAAGATGGGCAATTGTCAGGAACACAGCCGGAGAACTAGAAAGCACCACATTAAAAACATGGCTAAACTGGTTTGAAGACCTGGGCGATGTGCGACGCAGAAAAAAGCCGTTGCTTGTTTATGAACACATGTTTAATGATGGCAACGGCATTGTAGAGCTTGAGCTTATATTCATCGCGCTTGACCGCCCAGATGATGTGCGTAAGATCAAGTCTTTGGAACTCACAGGAGTGTACCTAAATGAGCTATCAGAACTTCCCCAAAATGTCCTTAGCCATTTTAAAGGCCGCGTCAACGGTAGGTATCCTAACCGTACTGTTTGCCCTGGTGCATATTGGTCTGGCATTATTGCTGATACAAACCCTCCTGATGAAGACCATTGGATCTATCATGACTTTGAGGACACTCCCTCGTCCAGTTATACGGTATTTCACCAGCCTTCTGGCCTATTGGAAGATGAAGACGGACTTATAAAAGGCCAAGACGGCAATTATGTTCAAAACCCTCTTGCTGATAATGCTGAACACCTATCCAGTGATTACTACCCAAGGCTCGCAGAAAAACAATCCGAGGGCTTCATCAAGGTATATTGCTGTGGTAGATATGGGCTTGTTGAGTCTGGGAAGCGGGTCTACGCAGAGTTTAATTACGACCTACACTCTGTCCCAAGGCTCGAAGCAATACAGGGAGAGCCGCTTTACTTGGGGTGGGACTTCGGGCTTACGCCGGCCTGCATCGTCCTACAACTAACTGCCCGTGGGCAAGTAAGGATATTGAAAGAATATGTGGCAGAAGATATTGGCATACGGACGTTTGCTACGAACATTGTTATACCTCGTTTGGCATTGGACTTTCCCTACTGCAAAGTTGGAGGTTCGGAAGGCGACCCAGCGGGCGCGAAGGGCGACGAAATTATGGAGGAACTGTCTTGCATCGGCGAGCTTAATGCTCTTGGGGTCGCAACTAACGCAGCAAGCACTAACGATCCTGACGTGCGTATTAATAGCGTGCGCTTTTTTCTTAATGGTATGGTAGACGGCAAGCCCCGGTTTCTGATATCACGTGAAGATTGTCCAGTATTGGTAAAAGGGTTTATGTCAGGCTATCACTATAAGCGTGTAAGCATTTCAGGCGATGAAAGATACCGTGACAAGCCAGACAAGAACAAATATAGCCATCCGCATGATGCGCTACAGTATGCTTTGATGAGGTTTGCAGGACAGAATAGGGACGATGATAAGCCGAAGGTAGATATGTTTAATCCGGTCTTTCGTTGGCAAAATTAAGGAAATATTCATGGGCGACCAACTTGAAGAAAGCAAGAAATATTTTAAAATATCATCAGACCTTGATTATCTTTTCGAACAAAACTTGAAAGACATTCATGATTACAATCTTAAAATAAAAAGTAAATTTAATATTAATTATTTATTAATTTTTGCTTTAGGAATAGGAATAGTAATAGGAATACTCATATGAACAAACCTGACAATGACAAAGCCTTTGACCATCAAGTCGAACCACAGATCGGCCTAAGCGTAGAGAAATATACAGAGGCCAAGGGGAACATCTTCAACAAGGAACAGGAACTGTTTTATCGTGCGACGGACTATAGGGGGAGTTGATGCGCCTTGAAGACCAAGTATGTTCCTTAGAAATTGCAAGGCGCCTTAAAGAGCTTGGCGTCAAGCAAGAGAGTTATTTTTTTTATGAATGGTATTCAGATCGTGCGACTAGGTTGACTTGCAAATGTGAATGGATACATATTCAAACAACAAAAATATCTGCTTTCACTGTTGCAGAATTGGGAGAGATGCTTCCTGATAAATTTACTACTTACAGAGACTCATGTAAATTTAGGGGAGCATGGACTGATAAGGCATCTGATTTAGTAGGAAAATTATATGTGACAAGTGACACAGAAGCCGACGCACGCGCTAAAATGCTTATTTACTTAATTGAAAATGGCCTTATCAAGGAGACAGACGATGCCCCTAGTCAAAGGAAAGAAAGCGAACAGTAAAAAAGGTTTTTCTGAAAACGTAAGGCGTGAGTACAAGGAAGGAAAACCCTTGAAGCAATCGGTGGCCATCGCATATAGCGAAGCGCATGAAGGCAAGAAAAAGGCAAAGAAGCATGGAAAAAAATGACCTCGGCGGCATCAATGAAATGGACAAAGGTGCCATTGAGCGCGCAAAGGGCGCTGACCTTGTTACATTGCCGGAAGATGTTAAAGGCACGAACTGTTATAACTGCAAGTGGATATCTCGTGACAAAAAAGCCTATGGATCTATGTGTCGTAATCCAAAGGTCAAGCAGTACGTGAACTCTAGGATGTGCTGTGCGCTTTGGGCAGCACCTGGCATGTATGCACCATTTGAAAGGGACGAAAAGTACGAATGAGCCAATGGTATTATCTTGATGAAAATAAAAATGCTCTACCATGTGATATAGAGACATGGGCGAAACAACTTGAGGACATGCGTAAAAACAAAACCAATCGTATTGCATATGAAATTATAGATGGAAAACGTATATCGACGATTTGGATAGGGATGAATCACAATTTTATGGGAAATGATTATAGCGAAGCCCGTCCATTTATTTTTGAGACAATGGTATTTGATAATAAAGGCGACGATTGCTATTGCTATCGCTATTCTACCTGGCAAGAAGCAGAGGAAGGGCATAAAAAAGCAGTCCAATGGGTGAAAGACGGTTGCAAAGAGGAAGGCCAAGAATGAGCATTTATAGTTTAGGGATCGGAAACCTTACATTAGTTTGTAAATATGGCATCAACCATCGTGAACAATCTTGTCCATTTTGTGAATTGGAGCTGAGGACAAAGGCCATTGAAGATAAAATATCCTCTGTATGTGACATAAAAATGAAAGTCGACCTTGTTAATGAGATGTCTAAAAAAGTTTTAGATGAAGTTTGTGAAATAAAGATATTGAAAGGGCGCCCGTATAAGTGTCCAGTATGCGATGGACAAGGCGAGATAATTATTGATAATGGCACCTTATTGCCTGTTTATCCTTCCAAACGGCCGACGAAAGTTTGCAAATCATGCAAAGGAGACGGCATTGTGTGGCAACACGCCGATAAATAGCATGAAGTTATTTAAACTTTTGATTTGTTTGTGGAAAGGACATTTTATGCCAGGGTCACCATCAATAAATGGCGCTGGTTATTTTACGGTGGCTTGTCTCAGGTGTGGAAAAAGTGCATCTATAAAGCCACTGTCTCAGCATCCTGATAAATAGTGTCAACTCTTATAGACATTAAGTATAATAGGGCTTTACATTCTTTTAATTTTATTAGGAGCACCATCAAATGGAACATGAACACCATAAGAAACACAAATGTGGATGCTGTGACCCATGTAGCAAGGTAATGCAGGGCGTACAGGGCGAGCAAGGCATCCAAGGGCCACGTGGGCAAGATGGCCTACAAGGACCACAAGGCATCCAAGGGCCACAAGGCATCCCAGGGACTTGCGTTAACTGCAATGGCTCTGACCATCCTTGTAAATGTCCAGAACCCGAGTTTGCAGAAGTGTTTTCAATTCAGACCCAAGACCTTTTGCCTTCATTAGGCGCAAACCTTCCCGGACAAGTCGTGCTATTAGAACAGTCTATTTTCGCGACTGCTGGTATTGATATTTCTCAGGCCGGCGTGAATGGAAAGATCAAAATCAACAAGGCAGGCTGGTATGATATTTATACCGGGCTTTGCGGTTCATTAAACCCAATTGCATCACCGCTGCCAGTATGGACATTGTCATTGTTCAGAAACGGGGCAATAGTACCTGGCTCTACCTTTGCTAATATGACGCTGTCTCCTGAACAGAAAGCAAATGAGATCGTAGCGGATGTATTTGTGCATTGCGATGCAGGCGATATATTAGAACTTGCAAATACTTCTAATGCACATGTAGTGCTCCAAGCGCCGTCCCTTGGCACGAATGCCCAGACCAATAGCGCTTATTTAAAGATCATCCTTTTGAAAGCTGACTAATATTGGCCATGAAGTGCTTTTAATAGTATGTTAAAGGCACTTCGTTTTTTTTATTATGATATTTTATTGATAAGGACATCAATATATGGCCGCCATACCAATCCATTTAGTATTTGATTGTGAACTTCCAGGGCAATCCCAAGATGGTACATTGCCTAGGATTTGCCGCCTGAAATGTGGCAATACGCTTGCCCAGGTAGTTGGCGCTGGGTTCTTAAACCCATTGATTGCAGCCCAGGGTCTTACTTTGTACACTTCTGATTTTATCTTTGTGGCCGCATCAGACGGAAACCAGATCTATAAACCTGTATTTAGTGCAAGTGGCGTGATTACGCTTACAGTGCTTCCATAATTCCATTGGGTGCTATCCTATAGTGAAGTGGCGCGCCGCCTGCCAGAGAATAATAGGTGGCATGGGTGCCTTTATAGTGTGCAGTCCGTCTCGGAGAAACACTATAGTTTGTGGAAGCCGTGCCGCAGCGGTTAGCGGACTAACTAAGGCAAATGTCTGAAAGAGAAGTCGAAGGTTCGATCCCTTCCGGTTTCCAATTTTATTTCTCAAGGATGAGAACATGGAACGTGAACTCACGGACGTAAATAATAAACTTGATCCCGATGAAATAAATGAGATGGAAGAACGCCGCATCCAGATGCTAAATGATGCGGGGATCAATGAAAACGACGTACTTGAAAAAGCAAACAAGAACTTCCATGAATGGGACGGCTATTTCAATGAAAACATCGTGCGTGGCAAAGACGATGTTAATT